ATAGCCCTGGGCCTGCTGTTCACTCATCTCTTTACTCATATCAACGAGACCCCCGCGCGGTGTTTGCCCTTGATGCTGCGCACCAGTTGCTGACTTTCGGCCAGCAGTTGGGCCCGTTGCTCCGGCGCCCGCTCGGCCAGGTTGTTGGCCGCCGGCCGCTCGGTGACGCTGGCGAACTCCGGCAAGATGGCCGCCTTGGCGCGGGCGAACACCGCGGCCAGATACTGCTCGGTCAGGGCATTACTGCCGGCGTTAGAGCCACCTTGCAGGCTTGGCCCCGGCACCTCGGCGGCACTGGCATAGCCTTCGGCCATCAGCGCGGCCTGGCGCATCGCCAGCTGCAGGTTGATTTCCGAGATGGCAGCCAGCAGGGCGGCGCCAGTGGTCTGTTGGTCGAGGTCGGCAGGCAGGGCGCGGCGGCGCTCAAAATCGGCCACGGTCACATCGGGCCAAAACCCGTCATTGCGGATGGTGGCGGCGCTGTAGTCGATATCTTTGCCTGCAAACATCAGTGACCTCGCTGGTTGAATAGGTGCACCCC